AATTGGCCTGCACAAATGTGGATTCAAACTTCATACAATACACAAGGCGGACAACATAAAAATGGTGGTACACCTTTTAGAGGAAACTACGCAGGCATAGGTTATACTTGGGACGAAGATGATCAAATTTTTTGGCCTAAAAAACCTTACGCATCGTGGGTAAAAAATACTACAACTGCTGGTTGGGATTCACCAATCGGTGACGCTCCTGCATTAACAGCTGAACAAACTTCACAAAACGAAGCAGATACTCACAGATGGAGTTACGTCTGGAATGAAGATAATACAACTTGGGACTTGACAGATTCAAAAGCATAAATTAAAAGTGGTGGTGGTATGCAGAAGAAAGTATTAAGCGAACAAGCATTATATTATGGTGATGTGGCAATGCCTAAAGATTGGGACATTGACCGAGATAAATTATCAGGCGACATTTTACAATCACAAATTCAAAACAAAAAATTTCCGTTCTCAAGAACTTGGGATATGTTAAATACTTATATGCGAGATTATTTTGGTCTTGAGTATGGTATCAATCTAGTCAACAAAGAAACGTGGGGAAATATTTATAAACCTGCGGAAACTACAATTCCATTACTTAATATTGATCCAGTAGATTTACGTAACTCACCAGATTATACATTACTCTATGGTGTAAAAGTTAAAGATTGTATGGTTCGAATACACTTTGAAGATAACAGACGTAAAGGAAGAAGTTGGGATATACCACTTTTAAATAACAGATTTATAATGTTTCCATCAACGAATATGTATTACTTAACTAATAATCAAAAGGATAGTTTAAATTTCGTACAAACTATAACGTATGAATATATATAAAAATTTTATTAATAAAAAACATTCAAATAAAATTAATGAAGAATTATTAAAACCTTACTTTCCTTGGTATTATAATAAAAATCAAACTTCTAAAGACACATCATATATGTTTCATTTATTTTTTAAAAACTCAAATGTAAATTCTGATTATTATTATTTAATAGAACCTATTTTAAAAAAATTAAAATTTAAAAATTTATTAAATGTAAGAGCAAACCTATGTTTAAAAAGACCATCAAAATGTTCTTGGCACGTAGATAATTTTACTAAAGATTTAAAACATAAAACAGCTATTTATTATGTAAATAATAATAATGGTTATACAATTTTTAAAAATAAAAAAATAAAATGTGAAAAAAACAAAATAGTTGTATTTGATGCAGATCAAATACATAAAGCTAAAGTTCAAACAAATACAGATGCAAGAATAGTTATAAATTTTAATTATGAATATATCTAATTACTACTGGTATTTTAGTGGTGTGCTAACACCTAGATTCTGTGACGATGTTATAGCATATGCCAACGAACAAAAAGAAGTTATGGCTAGAACTGGTGGCTATGGTGATAAAAAATTAAACAAGCAAGAAGTATTAGATTTAAAAAGAAAAAGAAATTCTGATTTGGTATGGCTTAATGATACTTGGATATATAAAGAATTACATCCATATGTGCATCAAGCTAATAGACAAGCTGATTGGAACTTTGATTGGGAAAGAAGTGAGTCTTGTCAATTTACAAAATACAAACACAATCAATACTATGATTGGCATTGTGATAGTTGGGATAAACCTTATCAACGAGATGATGTTAATAATCCAGAACACGGAAGAATTCGAAAACTATCTATGACTTGTCAATTAACAGATGGTTCAGAATACACAGGTGGTGAATTAGAATTTGATTTTAGAAACTATGATCCACATATGAGAGACGAAGCAAAACATAAAATACAATGTAAAGAGATATTACCAAAAGGTTCTATTATTGTATTTCCTAGTTTTGTTTGGCATAGAGTTAAACCAGTAACCGCCGGCACAAG